GCCAGCGAAATCGCCTGAGCGTGAGTCGCCAGAGATTCCGGCAGGTATGATGCCTCTTTATGCGCACTACAGGGCGCTTAGGTTCGGTAGGTGCGTGAGTGATGACCTGGTGACGCTAATCCCACGCGATGCGCTGACATACGCTGAGATTGACGCATACAGCAAGCTGGTGGATTGGCAGCCAACTGCCGAGGAAGTTTCAGTGCTGATGGATATCGACGCCATCTTTGAGTCCAGAGATTTGAAAGGGGGTAAATGATGTCCGATTCAGCCAGTTTAATAGTCAGGGTTTCAGGATCTGGTGTTGATTCAACCACCAAAAGCCTTGATGGATTAACGGTTGCATCTGGAAAGGCTGATAAGGCCAGCCAGTCTCTAGCAGCAACCACAGATAAAACAGCAAGAAGCATCCCGAAGGTTGGCACAGTTGCCCAGCAGGCGGGCTATCAGCTGCAAGACATGATCGTCCAGATACAAGGTGGCACATCGGCGTTTGTGGCTATCGGGCAGCAGGTTCCTCAGTTCCTTGGCGCATTTGGCCCAATAGGCGCTATTACCGGTACGATTATCGCTATGGGTTCTGCTCTGCTTGGTGTTGCATACAACGCATCGCAAGCCGAAAAAGATGTGAACGCTCTTGTTGCTGCTGGGCAGCGCCTTGCAAACCTAAATCTTGATTCACTTATAGAGGCTAATGACGTCTCAAGGGATTTCACATCACCAGACAGAATATCAAGATACAAGGCGTTGTCGTCAGGGGTTATAAACCTTAGTCAACAATATGAAAACCAAGCGCTAATCACAAAAAGATTGCGCGAGGAAGTTCAAGCGGCACAAGACGAGATGGGTGATGTTGGTGGATTCTTTGGGCCATCACAAGCGGATGCAACCGCAAAACTGCAAGAGAAACAGGCGCAATACAATGAATCACTGAGAGCGGAAGCGGCCATTAGATCTCAGGTAAACTCGCTCAAGGAAAAGCAAAACGCGCTAAGCGACGAAGAAGCCAAGATTAAATCTGATGCAGAGAAGGCTCCAGCAGCGCAACAGAAAGTTGACGACCGAGCAGCAAGACAGGCAGAAGCAGAAACCAAGCGGATGGACATTCAGAAGGCCGCTGCCGCTCAATACCTAACGCAACTCCAGCAGTCAAACATGACTGAATTGCAGCTGATTGACTCACAAGAGCAGCAGAAGTTAGCCAAGATTCAGGAGTACCGCGCTGGTGATCTGATAAGCGTACAGCAGTACGAAGACGCAAAGACCGAGATAGAGAAAAACGCCTCGGCTTCCCGGCAACAACTGGTAACCGATGAGATCGACGCCCACTACAAGCAGATGAGCCAGGCGCGCAGCGTTGAGCTTGCAGAGCGTGACCGTGAGGCAGCAAAGAAAGAGAAAATCATCGACGATGGCGTGACCGCCCAGCGCAACATGACCAACGATTTAAAGACCACGCTTGGCGAGCAAAACGACCTATACAAAGCCAGCGCGATCATGAGCACGACAATCGACACCTATCGGGCAGCAACAGGGGCATTTGCTGCACTGTCTGGGATACCAATTGTCGGGCCATTTCTAGGAGCTGCTGCTGCTGGTGTTGCGGTTGCTGCTGGCCTGGCTAACGTGGCTCGCATCAAGGCCGCTCGGGAGCAAGGCGGCGGCATGGCTGCAGGGTCGGCTTATCAGATGGCAGAGCGCGGCAAGGCTGAAATCATCGTGCCAGCTGGAGCTTCACGGGCTCGCACTGCCGCACAGATGCGCGACATCATGGGGCAGAATGGCGGTAGATCATCACCAAGCTCAGTTGTGATAGTCAATCAAACCACTGGCCGCATTGATTCTGTCCAGCAGGAGCAGACCAGCGAAGGCCAGCTAAGGTTGATTATCCGCGAAGAGGTTTCAGCCGGACTGCTGACGCAAGATAGTCAGATAGCCAAGGCTAGACGCCAGACCGCTGGCCAGCCAGGATATTAAGGGGTATCGCATGAGTGAGAAAATATTCCCTGCCGCACTAAAGCCAATCGTAAGCAAGTCATACGGCCAAACCCGTGGCGGCAACATATGGCGCAGCCAGGTTCAGGGTGGACTACCTCGCCAGGGGCGTGATGTTTACTATGATGCTGTGCCTATTGGTGTGACCCTGGTTGTTGGCGGTCTAGGTCGCCAAGCGTTTTGGTTATTCATTACCTCTGTTTCTGGTGGGGCAGACTCATTCCAGATGAATCACGACACAGGTAATGGATTAGAGCCGCATAACGTACTGATAACCAGCAATATCACCGAGCAGACGCAGGACGGGATCAACTGGGTTATCAGCTTTACGGCGACAGCAGAGCGCACTAGCGTCCAAGAAGAGGATGAATTAACAGAGGCGCTACCGCCACTTTACGGCGAGTACGGTGATGGCCTGATAGACTTCCTCGACTGGTACGCCATGTACTGCACGACGCCGAATTTCGTCAATACATTACTGTGAGGTGAGTCATGACACAGGAAACAGTAAATGCAGCGTACAGGCGCAAACTGGCCAGCAATCCAGATGGTGAGATCACGGTGGACACCATCGAGATTTATCATCCACTGATAAGTAAGCGTTACCGTCTTGTTGCTGACCAAATTGACCTGGTTGCCAAACTAGAGGATGGCGTAACCAATGCCACTTTCGAGGCGGCAAATATCAGCGTTAAAGGCGCATCAAACAACAGTGACATGACGCAATCTGCTTCGGTGACAATAGCAGATCCGCTCAATGAGTTGGATGATGAGCTGTCACGCATACCGCTATATAACACAGACAAAGTAACCATAACCTATCGCGCATACCTGCTGTCTGACCTGAGCTATCCTGCTGACGGCCCGATAGTCTATGAGGCCAGCGACGTGACGCAGGGAAAAGGCACATTCACGATGGCCGTTGGCGCTCCACGGCTTAACAATCGCGGAACCGGACTGATTCTGACTCCTGCTCTGTGCCCACTCATTCGCGGGGTGTTGGCATGAGCCCGCTTGCTAAATACACGGGACTTGCTTATGACTTTGTGACCTATAACTGCTGGGGTCACGTCCGCAACGTGCGGGCAGATGCTGGGCTGATTACGCCTGAATTTGGGTGCGGCGACATTAACGAATCAGCGTCTGTTTTCGAGCTAGGCCACGCTGACAGCAAGGGCCTATCCATGGCTATGCAGCCGCATGACTTTGATGCCGTGCTGATGGCCACTGAAAAGCGCGGGCGGTTGATATGGCACGCAGGGGTATATCACGATGGCATGGTGTCTCACTGTGACCGATGGGCCAGGCAGGTTATCATGGAGCCATTGAGCGCACTGCAAGACAGATATGAGAGGGTGGAATTTTGGCGATAATCAGACACATTACAACTGGTGAGGATGGCCAGCAAGTAGAGTCAATCCGCATCGACCACTCAAGCCCGGCGTCATTTATTGTCGCCAACATCCCAGACGGTACGCCGTTTCGCTGTCTATCAAGCGTCGTTGACATCACTAACGACATCGACGCCATGACCGAAACTGATGGCGAGTTTACGGTCATTGAATACCCTGGCGGCGGGGCGGTTAAGCAGTTGCTTAGCCCATTTTCCAAGCTTAATGACCCGCTTGGTATCAACCGCAAAATTTACAACAAGATCATAAAGCAGCCGCAGCAGCCGAACACAAACCAGCAGGCTGTCAGCGCCAACAACTCTCTAACAGACCGCACAAACAAGCCGCGCCCATATGATCGCGTTTATGACGTGTGCGGAACCGTGCAGAGCATCCCATCTGACTTGATGCAGGGATACAGCCGATATGACGAAAACCACAAGGAGTATCAGTATGGCTATTACTACATAGCCAGGGGCTTTGTCGACACTCCTACTGGCGGCATTACCGACGGCGATACGCTTATGACAGCGATAAGCGGGGCAGCAGCAAATGTCTACGATCCATTTACATCACCGAACAACTCAGCGCCACGGCTTATCATTGGGCAGCAAATCACCGAGCCGCTTTACATCACCAGTCGCTCAAATGCTGTTGACGGAATCACGCTCAAAGCGCCAAATCAGTACACTGTCGCACTGAAAGGTGACGGCGTGATCATCACATGCGATCTTGTTGGTACTGCTGGCTCACTGGTTGACCCATCTGGCGATATGTCATTCGATGACCTGTTTACTGCCGGAGATGTGGTGATATTCGAAAACGTCCGAGCAAATGATGGGACTGTCGACAATGGGGCGGTGCTTGATGGCACCTATACAGTGCTGGCATCCACATCAAACAGCCTGACAGTTGATGCCACTCCACAGCTGGTTCAGTGGCAAAAGATGCCGCTTGGCACGTCAACAATGAAGGCCGACGGCAATGCCAGGGTAAAGCCGCAGGATTCTGCCACCATTGGATTTTCTGACTGGGTATCAATTCGCACCATCAAGCCTGAGCGACTACTGCTAAACATAACAGCGCCTCGTGGCATGTACCGCACGCCATCAGATGGAGCAAGCATCAACTCAACATCGGCATCAGTGGAAGCTCAGTGGCAGCTGCTTGATGACAACGGGAATCCTATCGGGCCAATCACTCCAGCAAGCAAGACGCTAGCGGACAAGAGCCAGGTTGAAGTCGGGATTACCATCGACATCACTTTGCCAACTCCGTCAACCGTGCGGGTTCGGGCTCGACGATCAAGCGATCAGGATACCGGATACAACGGTACTGTGATTGACGAGCTGAAATACCGAGACCTTTACGCGCAGATACGAGATACCACGCCGCACTATGGAGACATGACCACTATCCATACTCAGCGAAAGGCAACGATCCAGGCCACATCAATCAAGGAGCCGCAGCTCAAAGTTGTCGCCACAGAGATGCTGTTTAAATACTTGGGTGGCGGAGTGTTCGATACCGTCCGCACAGCCAACACGCAGGCAGCGCAATCGCTTATCCGTCTGATGCGTGATCCGCTTATCGGAAATCAGGATCTATCCACGGCCTGCATGGATAAGCTTGTTGCTGTTCAGTCTGAGATTGAGGATTACTTCGGCACTGAACTTGCTGGCCAATTCTGCTACACATTAGACGACTCAAAGGCCACAGCTCAGGACATTTGTCAGACGATAGCTGATGCGGTTTTCTGCACCGTTTATCGAGACAATCAGGACATCACTCTGTTTTTCGAGCGTCCGGCATCTGGGCCAGCTATGGTGTTTACTCACAGGTCAAAAATTGGCGATGAAAAGTGGATGCGTACGCTGCATCCAGAAGGCTTTGACGCAGTGGAATACACATGGACGGATCCGAAAACCAACATCAGAGAGACGATAACGATACCGGAAGGTGTAGGCGCAAACCCAAACAAGATCGACTCGAAAGGAGTGCGCAACTACCAGCAAGCCTACTGGCTGGCCCACAGGGCATATCAGAAAGACCAACTCCAGCGTATCAGCGTGGAATTCACGACCACAGCAGAAGGCGTTTATGCCGTAGTCGGTCAGGCAATCAGCGTAGTGAAAGGCGCTCGCGTGGCGACATATGACGGCTATGTGGTTGCGCAAAACGGGCTCACTCTGGCGTTATCGCAAGAGGTGAAATTCACTCAAGGCGATGACCACTATCTGCAGCTAAAGCGGCGTGACGGGTCTGTTGAGTCTGTGCGTGTTGAGCCAGGTTCAAATTCTCGCACAGTGCTGATGCTATCGACTCCAGCAGAGGCAATCTATACTGGCAACAGTGCGGTAAAGACAGAGTTCAGCTTTGGCAATGAGGCTAGACACTTGGCGCAGATGATTATCCCAACGCAGGTAGACCCGCAGACAGATCGCACAGTGAAGATAACAGGGGTAAACTATCATCCAGATGTATTTTTATATGACGGCGTTAGCACTGGTGGCGGCGCGTTTAGTGATGGATTTGACAATGGTTTTGACATTTAAGGGGATAGCATGACTGACGTATTAACAGTGCAGGATTTGGAAGCAGCAAAGAAGCACGACACATTTCACAGTGAGGTCATCACTGGTAAAGCTGGTGGTTTGGCTAGTGGCGTCGACATCGACACGGCAACCAATGCCGTAACCGGACAAGTACAAACAACGCTGCCAAAGATTTTGCGTGATATTGGATTCAAGCCAGCATCATTCAATTTTGTAACCGGCGGGACTCTTGGCTTGGTTGATGCAGATAAGTGCATCTACAACCCAGCTCCAGCGGGTGACGATAACTGGTATTCATGGGGCGGGAATCTGCCGCATGATGTAGACGCAGGAACAGACCCCACAGCAGTTGGCAGCGGCTACGTCACTCGCGCGGACGTTGTGTTGCGCAATGAGCTTGCTTCGCCTGTAGGGTTTAAATTAATAGGTGAGGTTTCTGACGTAGATGCTTTACGCTTACTAGTTGGGAACTCCGGAGATAAGATTTACTTAGCTTCGTATAACTCAGGCTGGGCCGCGGTATCATCCCCACCTGTGGGCGGGGGCAAATTCCGTTGGGTAGCTGATAACGCTCTGCTGGATGATGGGGTGTTTGTATTCAAACCCACTGGTGCATCAGGCGCTTGGGTTCGACAAGACCAGAAGAAAGTCACTCCGTACTTAGCTGGCGCTAAAGGTGATAACGTGGACGACACGGCAGCGATGCTTCGATGCTTTAATGTCGCAACAGCTAAGCGCCTGAATGTGCATATTGATAAAGGACAGTACAAATACACTCAGACACCAACCGTTGGCCCGGAGTGTAATGTGACAGGTGAATTTTCAGTTGCAGAATTATTGCCAGTAGGGTGTGACGGTTTCAAATTTACGTCCTCAGATGCTGTGGGCGGAAGAAAATTTGGAGGGTTCGTCCTTCTAGGTACTGGTGCAAATGATGCAGGATACACCGCAATTGTTTGTGACCCAGGGCTAAATGTCAGCAAGCGAACAACTGGTGTTTCCTTTGAAGACATTCAAATTTTCAACTTCAAAACTGCTGGCAACTTCAAGAACCTGTGGCACTCAACATTTCGGTCTGTGAACGCGACTAACGTGTGCAATGGTTTTGTTTTCAAGGGCCGCTGTATATCTAATGAGGTTGGCTCTGGAACCAAAATAATCAGGGGTTCCGGTGCGCTTGTAAGTGGTGAGTGTATCGGCGTGCAGTTTATCGCGTCGTCTGATTACTCCCCCGCAGTAGAGGCTAGGCCGGAAGGCTGCTCTATCACATCATCCGTACTGGTTTTTGGGTTTGACGTTGCTGTAGATGTAGACTCAATGCTGGTAGGCGGTATTTTCGGAGCTGATTTGGACTACTGCCGCAGCTTTGGTGTGCGGTACAGAAACTGGGATGGTAGACCAACTATCGCACCTAACTGGATTGCTGGTGACGCTGTATATTCCGCGCAGCCGTTTGTAGGGGTGTACAGTGTCCCTAAACCGACGCAAAGTACATCAGGCCCGGACATTAAGCAGATAACGATGACCACGTTCAATGGTCATGCTGGAGATGCTGGAGTTAAACTCGGATCACTTAACGGGCGTGCGACAGTATCGAATTGCCTAATATCAAACTCATCTGGCATTGGTATATACGACAATGCAGGTAGGTTTAATGCATTCAAGGATAATCAGATATCGTCACCGACTCCTATATTTATGTTCGAGACAGGTGGAAACGAGATAACAGGCAAGAACATATCTGGCGGTGTAATAGCAGACATTAATCCTACATCCAGCCATCTGTGGGGCAGAAATTCAGGTGAGTATTTTACAGATGGTGTAATCGATGTTCCTATTGCAGCAGGTGCGCTCAGTGGATCTATAAACCTTGCGTCACTTGGCTATGTCAGGGGTGTTCCGAATTCCGGGAGCAGAACTGCAATGTGTTATTACACTGGGGGTGCTAATCCTGGTAACACCTGGGCCGAGATAAGTGGCGACGGACTTACAGTTACAGCGTATAAAACCGTAGCTTTCGGTAGTGCGAGTGAATTATATGTCAGGGTTGGGTTAGCATAATAGACTAAGCCCCTCAATCGAGGGGCTTTTCGTACCACTTCTGCCAGCGGATTAACTTGTCGCGGTCATTCAGTAGCGCATCGGCATTGTGTTTCATTACGCCAGGTGCTCGCTCAGGGTCGCCGCCTATCCGCATCAGCAAAACCGGTGGCGTCATCAGGTCACTCGGCGGGACTGGACAGCCCGATGGTTGCGTCGTAGTAGTCGAGCAACCCGCTATTAGCCACACAGTCGCGCACAGACACATCTTTGATTTTGTCACGATAGATAACCTCTTTCTTGATGACTATCTCAGTGCGCTTCTGCGCTGCACGGGCCTGGCTCTCTGCAAGTTGCTGGTCACGAGTTGCAAGTTGCGCCTGTAGTGCGAATCGCTCTACCCATGCCTTGTTAGCCTCACCAGCTCGTGATAATTCCAGCTTCTGAGCTACCACCTTCGCCTCAACAGATGCCACATAATAGCCATAGCAAAACCCAGCCCCAGCAGCAACAATCAGCGCACACGCGTAAATCCATAGTTTTGTTGGAATGCTCATTTCACGCCATCCTGAGCCACCACACGAGCAACCATGGCAATGGAAATAAGGCCAACGATCACCCATGGAGAAACCACGCCACCGAGTGCGGCGCTAATAGCCTCGACTCCAGCGGCGATAGCCATCAACTGCATGGATGGCAACTTGTGGGCCTTGCGCCAGTTTTCAATCAGCTTCATGCACAATCACCTCTCGATAGTAGATGGCTTGCTCTGCTGCTAGCCAGTTTTCGTAATCATCACCCCATTCGTGATTTACTTTTTGGTACAAAGCTCAAACTCCTTTGCTCGACGGTTAGCTAGCCCGTTTGATTTCTCTTTGCCAATATAAACCCACTTGCTCAACTCACCGCACATCTGCGTCCACTGCTCACGCTTTGCATAACGAGCAAGTGTTGATTTCTGCAGCGCACCACAGCCAACATTGAACGTGAATGATGTGATCGCGCTCAGTTGGTTGTCGGTCATTCGCTTGCCGTTGGCGTACTGGTTAACGCACTTCTCAGCCGCTCGAATGTCAGTCACCCACATCTCGGCAATCTCTTTATCTGCATAGCGGCGATTCTCGACCTTTCCAGTTGAGCCGATGCCAACTGTCAGCACTCGCGCAGGGCACATGTATGGATCTCGGCGGCATGACTCTGCATTTCCGATCAGCTCTAATCCAGCCTGGTTGATGCGAAGCCCGGAATCCATAGACAGCACAATGGCGATAATTGCCGACACAGCACACGCGCCACCGGTTAGCTTGGCTGTTTTCTTGGTTGCCATTCAACTCTCCTTTAATTTGTCAATAGTGTAATGATATACTCGAGCCTCCAGTTGGTCATTTTTATTTTGATGAGGGGTTCAATATGGGTGCAGGTAATGGGCGTCAGCGTTCAGGTGGCAGCAAGTCCGGCGGCGGCAAGAAAAAGTGATCGACTCACTCCGCAAATAAGACGGCGACCACGACATGTCGATTAACGATTACATGCAAATACTGCTCGCCGTTGTGAGCATCTGGCGGCGCTATTGGCTAGCGCTCGCCTTCTCCATTCTGTATCTGCTGCATATGGCGGTAGAGTCACACCTAAGCAGCCCTATGTACTATCTGGCGCTCATTCTCATGGATGCAGCCATTGCTATGGCCATAACAGCATACACGCCATCACGCAGAGATATAGCGGTTGCCGCATGTGCTGGACTGTTTATTCTGGTCAACTGCTACGGGCTAGCAATTTGGTGGCTATACATGCCGCCAACATCTTACGATTACGCCTGCACGGCGGTTTACATCATCATGATCACAACAATAATCAGCATGGGGAAGCCAGCACATGAGCGCAGACAGCGTGATGATGGCCGCTTGGGTCGCTCTAGCGCTTGGCTTGCTGTGCGTGAGGGTTTGGGTTTGCATTATAAAGAGGGCGGTAGCAAATGAGCGTAAGTGTCGGATTGCTCGCAAAAGCTCAGGTCGTGTTAAGTGACGCAAGGACAGCTGGCGCAGTAGCAAGCGGGTCTATTGGTATTGGCGTTGCTGACATCATGGGGTTCCTGCAAAACAATGTCGGGTTTGTCGGCTCGATATGTGGCATATGCCTGACGCTGGTCACAATAAAGGTTCAGTGGACAAACGGGAAAAAGGCAGAACTGGAATTGCGCAGACTACAGCAGGAACTCGGAGAGTAAAAAATAAGCCCCTTTCGGGGCTCAAACATGGAGTTTACAACGGAGGATGACAGAACTAACAGCGGAGTGAAGCAATAAGCTGATAGTAGTCGCATCATCTCACCGCGTCAACTCTTGAACCACCTCAAATCCGACTGACCAGAAAGCCGCAAGCCCAATAACAATCAAGCACCACACTTTCCCGCGATAGCTAAACAATGGCCGTTTGAATTTACGCACGACCGGATTTGCATCAGTGAAGCATTGCGGAGTTGTGTCTCTGATACCATGCCTTCCGTAATGTCTCGGATTCTCAATCATTGCAAATCTCCAAACTCAACACCAAGGCGCTTAGCCATGGCCTTGTCTTCAATAGCTCGCATAGCATCGCCACGCGATTTGTCAGCCTTACTTGGCTTGCGCTGCTTTGCCAGCCTGGCATCTTCCTGAGATCGTTTAATCTCTGCCGTGCGCAGCCGCTCACGGAATGCCTCGCTGCTGCATGGCGAAAAGAACTGTATTCCAAGGCTCATATATTACCTCCATCACTCCAGTTGAATTTAACTCCGCCTTTGTAGCTCATATCGTGCTGACGCCAATTTTAACAATCGCCTTACCGCTTGGCATGACTTCGATGGTTGCCCAATGGTGCGCGCCATTCATCCACTGACTCGGCGTAACGCGCTTTGGAGTTGTGCGGATGAACCCTCTATTGGCCAGCGTGACCTCTGCCGTGTGAATATTGGCGGCCATAAATTGATCTGTTACTGCAGCCATGGATCCCCCAACACTGAAACTAGAATTACGACGGCCAGTATCGCGCCATACTTCACTGACTCTCGATTCTTGCGCATCCACATCTTGAATGCTGACGGCTTACGCACGTTTACATAGTCGATCATACAACCTCCATCGCTGCGGCCAGGTATGCGCAATCCTGGCTAGGAACCTTGACGATGTGCGCGTTACTGAATGCGCTTGCTACTGCATGGCATACACTCATATCGTCATCAATCAGCGCAAACTTGGCGATTCCGAATGAGTGAGTCAATCGGCCAATCACATCCACCTTAACCTCTGCGGCTGGTCGATGGTCATCTGCTGACCGCATAAACAAATCGCCTTTTGGCGCTTGAATCAGGTTAAGGCGCGATTGTGTTTCATCGCGGAATTCGTCGCTGCGTCCGGTGATGTAGATAATCCGCACACCAGGAAGCATAGCCAGCAATCGCAGAAACTGAAGGCGGTAGTGAATCGGCTCATCATAGATATGCAGCTCGTTGAATTTGCGCCAGCTGTCCGTGTGCGACTTGTCCTGCGGGATGAACTCTGCGCGGTGCTCGTTATTGAACAGAGTCCCGTCAATGTCAGTAAAAATAATCATGTTGCTCTCCGTTGTTATTGGCAGAACTATTGCTTTTGTTCTTTAACCCACAATCCACCAGCCCAGCAATAAAGATCAACAGAGTGAACCGTCGTTGACTCGGCACTAGAGTGGATTTCGCTTAGCGTGGCGTGCCGGAATCCTTTAGCGAGAGCCTTCCGGCACAGAGTTTCGAAATACGGATCTGACGTATATTTCTTGTAACACTCTTCTCGTTTTTCGGCTTCGTAAACCTTATACATGTCAATGTGCATCAAAATTTAACGCCGATTACTCGGCGCTATCCTCATAAAATCTATCGAGTTGATTATGGAAGATGGTCTCAAAAACCAATCCAACACTGTCGCAGACGATGTAGAATGTCTCACCAATTCCACCGCCGTAGCTGCGGGTTTGAATATCGAGTGTTAAACCTGATTTTAATTGTTTAGCCATTTCTTATCTCCTATCTGTGCCGCACTGCGCTGCACTCCATGAATCTAATAATACACCAACCAGAAATGGTGTCAAACTTTATTTAGTTATATCGATGCCTTGATGTCATCCAGAGCCTTGATGATGCGCAGACACTCGGAGTCTGTAAACGTGCTGGCGTACTTGTATGGTGAGCCATTGCCAGCGCAAGCCACAGAGCGCACACGCCATCCAGTTAGACCAGCCTTTGAGCTGAGTACGGTTAGCTTGATCCCTGCCTGGTAGGCCGCCTGCAGGCGCTTGAGTACAAGCTCATTTAGCTGAGAATTGTCCATTTGTTGCGGTGTGAGTTTTGACATTTGCCATCCCCTTCGATTGATAGGTAGAGGATAGCAAAAAATAGTTTGTTGTTACAGCAGATAAACCTTAATCAGTGCATTTCCTCCTTTCACCTTCACGCCCTTCTCCACCGTCATGCTCTGCACCTGGCTATCATCAAGCCAGAATCTGGAGGCTGTTATGGCGTCAAGGATTCCCTTTGGTCGGCCATCAACGTCATACCTGGCAAGCGTTGGAGGATTCAGTGTGATGGTGATTCTGACTGGCCCTTCAATTCCTTCATCATCAAGCCCAGCGGAAACAATAGCCGCAACTGCGTCTGCCTGATAAGCCCTTGCCTTCGCCCCCTTGATGATGCGCACTCCGCGACCGTTTCTAACAGGCTGGTGATAGTGATTTACGGTTGGTGGGTATGGCAGGGTAAACTCATAATACGGCATCTAGCTCTCTCCTCGTCTGCTCCAGTAATTCGCGCTCTGTGCCGTAGTTGGCCTCAAATGTTTTGCGCCCAGCGTGTACCGCTACGCCGTGGCCTCCATTTCGATGATGAATTTCGCAAAGGGGAATTGTTTCGTAGTTGCTGGCCTTCTTGCCCAGCGTTCCATTTCCGATGTGATGCACTTCCGCTGGAGTTGCACCAAAGCCAAGATTCCGGCAAACAACGCACCCAAGCGCGGCAACTGCGCCCATGTGATCTCGCTCCGCTTTAGTCGCCATGTGTAACCCTCATACAAAAACAAAAAGCCCTCTATCTTAGGGCTTTGATGATTGTGACAACGTTGGGGTAGATGCGCTGGTCTATGGCGTCCATGTCGGGTTTCAGTTGGTCAGCTAGCGCCAGTTTGTAATTGAGCCAGGCATCATGGGCGGCTTCTGGTGAGGTGAAATAACCTATACTGTGATCCTTACCCGTGATTGGATTGTGGCACTGAGACCGATATCTTCCAGTTTGCTTGTGTAGGCAAACCCCAATCGGAAACTCTCCGCGCGATGCTCCGCTGTCTGTGGTGAAGGTGTTTATCCACTGAGGAACGTAGAGGCATGACCAAGGGGAGTACTCTCGATTTCCTACCACAAGGAGATCTTTGTCCATGTGACCATCATCACGATAGTTAGCAAGCCACCACGTGCGAAACGCACTGAATGAGTGCCATTCTTCGCAAACAGTGACTCCAACGTATGTTGGGTATCTAGCATGGTATTTTGGATCGCACGCTCGATTCAGCATGCCAGCCCATGCTCTGTAAGCAGGATCCAACAATCTGACGCCATTTACCGTTGGTTTTGTCACGTAGCTCGCGTCATTTACTCCAACACCGTACCGTGGCTTGCGCTTGGCAATTGACATTGTAGTGGCTGGGTAGTTTGCTTCGATGAAAAGGGATAGATCAACGCTAGTCATAAACACCTCGTGCAGTGTTCGTGAATGAGGATGCGGCAGTGCGTCACGATTCGCATTTTCGGGTGCCCCCTAGCCGCACAGTTAGTATCTAATATTATGTCACGCTAAACAATGGGCGCATCGCGCCAAATTCCTGCTTATTGAATGCGATCAGCCTTGAGGATGACCACCGATACGGATGTGCCGTCGAACTGATTGTCGAACACCTGAGACCACTCACAGGCGAACCCTGGTAGGTCGAACTTATTCTTGGCTCCAGACGGGAGGATAGCCACCAATCGCCCACCCTCCGTTACAAATCCAGCAGCGTGCTCGACGTGAGCCTTCCAGCGACCTTGATCAAATGGTGGGTTCATCGCTACTCGGTCATAGATTGGCTCCTGCGCGAGTTTCAGGAAGTCGCCATTGGTTACAGTGTACCCCTTGGCCTTCAAGATCTCGCAGTGCAGCTTACTGATCTCGACGCAGTGAGTGCGCTCCTTCGGCATTAGGTCAGCCAAGCCGCCCTGCCCAGCTTCCGGCTCCAGGCACTTGTCGGTCTCGCCGATATCAGCCGTCTCGATAACCACCTGACCCATGGCCTCCAGCGTCGGGTAATACTGGTGGCTTTTGTAGTCAGGGATACAGCCGGAGGCGACGATCTCGTCCAGCACTCGGCTCGGGTCGTAATCGAACTCCCAAACCTCAATGTTCTTGCTCTTGCCGCACTTGACCTGGACGCCGCCAATCATGGACAGCACGCTCTCGGCTTTGGCGCGAACGGCCTTATCGTGCTCACCGAAGTCAAATCGGCGATTGAACGGGTTAGTGGTCAGCGGCTCAACCGGGTCGCGCCAACGGTCTGGCCGGAATGGCGTGTGCCGATCGACCTTCAAGCAAGACAGCATTCCAAGTACCGCGAACGGTAGCGGATTATTCATCAGCACAAAGTCTTTGATCTTGCGCTTTGGTTTGGTGCGGAACTCTGGCGGTATTGCCAGTGGATAGATGTGCGCCAGGATGGCATTCAATCGCCAGGCCATTTCTGGGTGGATCTCAAGGTGGGCGGTGCCCTTCTGATAGCATCGGATCCGCATCGCTCCGCCGTCAATAGTTAACCATTCACCAGTCTGGCGCATTCCTGTGTGAATCACGCTGTCAGTGATCCCATACCCTGTGGGCTCATCACGCCCCATGAACCTGGCAATGATTTTTCTCAGGTCTGTGATGTGTCCTGAGTTGGTGTGATTAATCATCCCGAAGTTTCCGCACGCATAGAGGATCATGCGCTTTCCGAATCCGCTTGGCGCATTGGTCACATGCTCCCCAGATAGGGCGCGGAATATCCCATCGACTCGCTCTGCCAGGAACTTCTCGCGGGAATTAAGAAGCTCCTGCATTGTGTTAACTACCGTCTCCTCGGTGAAGTCCGGTGTCTCCATGTCTCGGATCGCCTTATACCAATCATCTCTGCGTTTCTGGGGCATACACTCAAGGACATCGGTCAGCCTTAGGGCGCTATCCCAGTATTCAGCATTCAGAGCTGAAACTGCGGCATCAGTTCGCAGAAGTCTATCAACCTGCAACCCGCATCTTCCTTGGTCATCCTTGCAGGCGTCCAGGTAGTAACGCATTGCGATACGGCAATCATCCGAGGCCATGAATTTCCCCATGCGCTCGATGTTAGCCCTGGTCAGTCGGTATGTGGTGAACAGCGACCCAAGAAGCGAGGAATCAACCGGGGCGAAAAAGCCGGATGTGTCATTTCGTAAAACAAGGTTGTTCATTTTATTCACCAAAAAAGAAAACCCGCTTACCGCAGGTACGAGCTGCAATAAACGGGTTCAGGCTGAGAGCCTTACGCTGATTTCGATCTCGTACATCGACAGCGTAAAGCACCTAACGATTCAAACTCTACACCACGCCATCAAACTGTCAAGATAAACTTTGCGGTTAGGAGTCATGACCATTTTCGTGACGCAAGGAAAATGGTTCACCTGTCTTGCTGCTCAATCAGTTGTCTGTATTCGCTATCACGTGGGTTAAACAGGGCGATCCCGCGCTCAGTGGCCCATGCCTCCATTCTTCGCATGGCGTGAAGGCGCTCGCCTTTTGTGGCAACTCGCATCCCGTCATGTGGCGATTTAGCCCAGCTCAACCTGGTTCCGTCAGCGTCACAGCCGAGCAGCTGCATGCTAAACAACTCGTGAGCATCATCAGCGTTAAACGGACGCACACCATAAAGCTCTCCAGACGCTTTTACAGCAAGCGGCATCGTTACCCCTTGTGATGCCATCCATTTAGCCACGGAGTTCATCCACGAGCGCCACAGGCGGCTAATTCCCCACTTCCCCGTGGTTCCTGAGCTGACAGATACCAGCGCAACATGATTCCGCTCGATTTCGTCCTGAATTAGCGCCATGGCTTCATCCAGGTTGCCACGAGTTACCATCAGGTCAGGCATCAGCATCACCAGACAGGAAGCACTGAACGCACATCCCATGCCAACCAATGAAGTCAGCCTCTGGCGTAAAATCGTCGAACTCATTTTCACAGTTCGGGCACTTCACCTTTTCTTCCATTACATCGCCTCATCAATCGACAGCCCAACGTTACCTGGATGGCTTTTTATGCGAATGGTCATCACGAAAATCGGCCCACAACTATCAGCCTGCTGGGTTGTGCAGTTATCAATCAGGAATCGATAGCGAGCGGCGTCTTTTTCTGCTTGGCGTAGGCGCTCGATTAATTCGCTTCTTGAAACTGTGCAAAATTCTTCATTCATCACATTCTCCCGTCTTGAATTCTCATCATCGTTGATTTAATCCACAGGCTATCAATGCCGGTAAGCATGGCCTGGAGATTCACTTCATTGGCCACCAGCTCAGAAACCTTATCGCGCGACAACTTCCGCCATCCGTTGTCATCTGACTTTTTGATGATGGCCTTGGCTATCGCTCGGCACGCTGATAGCTCTGATTCTGTTTGTGGTTTCATTCGGGCGCCTCATAGCGCCAAGTGTAACCGGCGTGTGTCTTTCGAGTGCCAGCCAGGCACCGCTTTATGCTGCTCAACTCAAAACCCTCCTCCTCTGCGTGATACAGGCTTTTGAATTCAAGGCGCCCAGAATGCCCGTCAGCGATTAGAATGCGCTTAGGTGGTGGCGGAATATCCCCACGCCTGCGCATCGTGTAAATCAGCGTATTTACGCGCTTAATGTCTACTCCACATGCATTGGCTATCGCTACCCTGTCAATTCGTGCCGCGCCAGCCTGGCGGATCATGGCAACTACCTGGTCAGTCATTGCTATCACTCCCCAGCAGCTTCGGGCCTTGTGCGCGATACCTTGCCACGCCGTCAGCCAGTGATTGCAGCTGGCCACGGCTTGCCGCCTTGTGCTCTGACAGCTCAATCAGCCCTGGAAGCGATGACGGCAAAGCCTCAAGCGGTGTGCGCTCGAATGTCTCATACATGCGGATGAACTCTTTTCTCTTCCATTCCAGCTTTGCCTCATCGCACATGCAGAGCTCACGCCAACCACCCATAGCCTTGATAGTTGCCAGCGCCTGCTTGTCATCCAGCTTGAGTGTGCCATAGCTGCCAATCCGGCGAATGTCGCGCTCGATGCAGGCCCAGGCTATCGATGCCCGATCCTCTATTGCGGCCGCCTGCTGCTTGCTGGTGCCAGTCACCCCGCGCAGCAGGTCGGCAGGCTTAGGGAAGAACTGCCCATTATCAGGGTTCTGCATGTGCGCCATCATTGCTGCCTGCGCCTGCTCGATGCTAAGCGGTGCCAGTGCCGCAAAGTACATCTGCAGGAGTGGCTTGGTAATCTCACGGCCGTAAACTTCTCCGGCCGCCATCATCATGTATCTGAATGCCGCCTTATCTTGGTCTTGCATCACATTGCCACCCCTATCAGCGCTGCAGCTCGAACGATTGCGCGGCGCGTTGCATCCATTGGGTCTTCGTTGTGATACTCATCAACAAAAACCGAATTGTAATCGGCTATCACCGCTGTTGCTGTAAATCCAACTGGATTAACGCCAACATCAATGTTCATCCCAAGCTTAACAGCCAGGCGAAGCGCATCTCCGTCATCCTCCAGTGGGTTCCAAAGCCTTCCTGTTTTTGTTCTTACACCAAACCTGCGCTCAAAAACAAAATCCCTAATCATTTTTTTTTT